CAAAGCATATATCGACAGTGAACTAAGCAGTCTTAGTAGCACAACCTTAACACAAGGCAACAGCAATGTGGTTGTGGCAGACACAGGCACTGGCACATTTACTGTGACAATAGATGGTTCAACACACAGTACCTTCGCAGCGGCAGGCATTACGCTGGCACAAGGTGCTTTTGTTGGCAATCTCACTGGAAATGCAAGTGGCAGTTCAGGAAGTTGTACAGGAAATGCAGCCACAGCAACTAGTGCAGCCGCACTCACAACAGCAAGAGCAATAGCATTAAGTGGTGATGTGGTTGGTACAGCAAATTTTGATGGCAGTGCTGGTATTAGTATTAGTACAACTATTCAAGCAAACAGCGTTGCTCTCAGCACTGATACCACAGGAAATTATGTTGCTGCAGGCGCAACATCAGGAAATGGCATCAGTGGCAGTGTCAGTAGCGAAGGCGGCACATTCACAGTAACCTCTAATGCAACCAATGCTAATACCGGAAGTACAATTGTATTCCGTGATGGTTCAGGTGATTTTGCAGCAAACGTTATCACTGCAACAGCAACACAAGCACGATATGCTGACTTGGCTGAGAAATATGTTAGTGATAAACCTGCTATGGCAGGCACTGTGATGGTATTTGGAGGCAGCAAAGAAGTTACAATCAGTCAAACAGCCCAAGATCGTAAGATGGCTGGTGTGGTCAGTACAAATCCTGCGTATCTCATGAACAAGGATTTGGAAGAAGAAAATACAGTTGTTATAGCACTGCAAGGGCGTGTGCCTTGCAAGGTACAAGGTTTTGTACGCAAAGGTGACATGATGGTCACTGGCAGTCTTCCGGGGGTAGCACAAGCATGGCGAGATGAAGGTAATCCTCCATATGGCACAGTGATTGGTAAAAGTCTAGTAGACAAAGACAGCAGAGACGTAGAAGTAATTGAAGTTGTTGTTGGCGTTCGCTAATGCAACACTTTTATACCAAAGACTACGACGGTGAAATTGTTGTCACAAGTTCTAGTTGGCGTGATGCACACAAAGAAGAGAATCGTGTGTGGACACCAAAAAGTATAATCAACGAACCTGACAATCCAACAGCTCACATCATTGGCAATGGACCTAGCAGAAAAAACTTTGATCTTAAACTGTTAAATGGACAAACCGGCGGCGAAGAAGGCATACGCAGTGTTGGACAAAGTTATGGTTGTAATTTACTCTACAAAGACTTTGCTCCAACATTTCTATTTGTGTTTGACAAGACTATGATTGCTGAAATTGCTGACACTGATTATGGTGAAGACAATATTGTTTACAGCAGTGCAAAAAACATACTTAAACATCCGGGCAACTTTCATCTTTATCCTCATCATTACAATGCCATGGTAGGTAATCTTGCATGTCATCTAGCATGTGCTGATGGACACAAAAGACTATTCTTATTGGGATTTGACTGGTACGTGGATGGCACTGAAAACATATATCATGACACACACCAAAGGTATGCCACTATACTTGAGCAAAATATCGAAAGCGCAAATAACAAACTCACAAGCACACTAGAACGATTGGTAGCAATGTATTCTGAAGTTCAGTTCTACAGAGTTGCAGACACCAGTGCAGGTGCTTTTCCTGATGAATTCAACTGGTATAGTAATTGGAAACAAATTGAATATCGACAATACTATGCAATGGCCAGTTTAGGTGCATCCCACAAAAACTAATTATTTCCAAATACTTTCTAATGTTTTAAATTTTCCAATAATATCCTCAGCAACCAGTGTGTTGTATACTCCAGGATGCAATGGCTTTGGAAAATTTTCTATGTGTGTCCATGCATAACCTTTGTTTTCTTTGTTGAGGGCTGGCACAAACTCTTCTCCTACTATGCTCACATAGGTATGGAATGTAAACTTTTTCTTTGGATTTGTAAATGTTTCTACAGGGATGTGTTTGGTTACATTTGGCTGAAAACCAAGTTCTTCGATTATTTCCCGTTCAAGTGCAGCAATATCAGTTTCGCCTGCCTCAACTTTGCCACTACAGAATCCCCAAGTGCTGTCATGATTTCTAGCACTGCGTAATAAAAACAAATAACGTTGGGTTGCAACAGCGTAAAAAAGTGTGCCTACACTGCGATTTAAATTACTAGACTCCATTCGCCTGCTTGATATTCGCCTTCCCAAGACTTGACCCAATTGGATCCAGTCCATCTATATTGAATTGATGTTGTCGTGTTAGTGACATAGCGTATTCCTTTTTCATCGCTACTGTCAAACTCAACAATCCATTTGGTGCCGTTGTATAGTATTATATCATTTGCACCTGCTACTAAATCGCCCCATGCATCAGGACCATCAGTGTTGTCTGCGTTTCCGATGTCATTGAGTATCAAATATCTTTGACCTTGTGCGGCTGTTGGCAGTCCTGCAGCAGGTGCATTTTTAAGAGGATTAATAATTTTATTCACAGCAGTCAAATCATTGGTTGGAATTGTATCACTATCCACTGTGAACAACAATTGATAATCGTCGGTAGGATGGAAAGCCACAGTGCCAACAATTTGCCCAACTGGTGTGTCTAGTTTGATTTGACTGACACCTGCTTGTAACTCACCGTATTGATTAACAAGCGCACGCCATGTTACATCATTTGTACCTATCTTTGTTGGTGGATCATTGAGTGGTGTGCTTTCTACTTTGTTGCTTACTGTTTCGTGTCTATCTATAATTTGTATGGTGTTGCCCAGTACCAAGACTCCAAAGTTCATTGGCGTAAAGTTCATCCTTGTACCCATCAGCAAGTTTCCATCAATCACACCATCATCTATGCTACCACTCTCATCGTATATGCTGGCCACAATCTTAGTGACCACACCCAGTTTTTTAACTTTACTTGGCGCACTCAACCATATAGGCATTTTGAAACTGAGTGTTGCAATATCTATGGTTTCATCTGCGCCCACTGGCACACTGCGGTTGCTCCATGTTGTGCTTTCTAAATTGATATAACTTAAACTACCCCAATCCAAATAGTTGTCTGTTGATTGTATTTCTAGGCTAGGATTGTAAAGAACCAGGATTTGCTCCAGCAACTGTAATTTCTGTGTGGTGTTGCTGGTCCATATGTCCAAGTTCATGCTGAGATCATATGGCACAGGCATCAGTCTCTCGATTGTGAAAGCATTGCCTTGCTCTGTTGTGTATGTGCCACTGTCTTTGTCAAATTTACGCATGCGAATGTGTTTCTTATCCACATGATATGGATCTTGTACACGCTCTCTGCCGTACTCTAGATTGGTAATGTATGCACTCATCATTGGTGTAGGTATCACAGCATTTTCGCTGTTGCCACGCAGTATGCTACTGACCATGCGTGTGGCATCGCCGTACTTGACTGGCACTGTGAGCAGTGTGGTATTTCCATCTCTGTCTTTGCCATACTCAACTTGAAAGTTGCTGAATGCTCTTATGAACTGCAGTAGGAAGCGTCTTACTTGTTCATCGTAGAAAAAAAGTTGTGCCATTAATCATCTTCCTGTATTTCAAGTGCTTTGCTCAATGCTTGACGCTGTGAAATTGTTGTATTATCATCTTGTGTGGTTGTTGCAGTGTTGTTGATAAATCCACTCTTGAGACTCTTTTGATCAGTGTTGCCTGGAGTTGTATTGCGTCTAACATCATCTTCAACTTTCTGCCATCTATTGCCACTGTATCTAAACAGTCTATTTGGCAAGAAGTCCATACGCAACACATACTCGCCTTCCACTGCAGTGCTTGGAAAACTGGTTGCCATGCTTACTGCATGTCCGTTTGGTGCCAGTCCATCGCCTACAAGATATCCACTGTATGCATTGGCATTCTGCGGTGTGATGCGTGTGTTACTGGCATCTTGTATTTCGCTGTCAGTTTTGATACCAGTTTCATCTGTTCTGTGTCCAGTTGGTTCCAAAGGATTGCCAGTTTCGTCTGCTGGCGCAACATAATATTTACTGGTGTCGTATCCTGCTTCTGGTACTTCAACTTCTGCTTGTGCAACCACTTTATTTGTAATTTGTAGTTCATCTTGATATGTACTCAGTAAGTCACG